AACCTCAATGTCCATTCCTGTAGTATAATTTTTGTAATAATTAAATACTCTTGTTTCTGGATTTTGAATAGCCTCCATCCAGTTATCAAATACTCGTTTAACATACATATTTTTATCTACATAAAAAGACATATTTAAATTATCGAATAATTTTTCGTAGGGAACTTCTCTAAACTCACCGAATGATCTGTTTTGAGCAGTGGAAAAGTTCATACCTGGAAGTTGTACTTGGTCGCAGAATAAACTTAATGTTTGAGGAACTGTAGAATCTAAGCCAGTTAAAGGTGGAGTAAACTTCACTACATATCTGTTAGATCTAGCCAGACCTTGTGACTTAACTTCTGCGATAAATTTATCTAACATACTACGCTTTCCTTATAATTTTCTTTGAGTCTGCCCAGACTTCTGCCTTACTGGCACCGACGAATCGTTCAACTGGGAGTAACATAGCAGTCGCCCAATCTTTAGATGTTATTTGTCTAAACTGACTTCTCACATGATTGGAAAGATATTGTTTAACACATGGTCTTGCTGCAGCAAATCTAGATACACCATCAATTATTTGCCATGAGTATTTTAACTTGGTCATATCATCCATTCTAGTGTTACTTCTATAGATTAGTAAGTTATCTAATAGAGTTATTCTTAGTGGATATGGAAGATAGTGCATATTTAATCCAATAAAACCATCAGGTGTTTTTCTAAATGGAAATACTAGAGGAAATCTGTCATAATATGGTAGTTCAGCCTTACCCTTTGGATCATATGCATACATATACAAATGTCCAGGTTGTACTCTTGTTACTAGTTGTTCTTCATTTCCATTAAGCACTCTAGCTGGGGTGATGTTCTGCCTACCCAGTAAGAGTACCTGTTGTTCGAACCATGCACGAGACTTCTTAACTGTTGTTTCTAAGTCGTACTTATTTCGTTCGAATACATCTTTGATTGTTATTCGTTTAGGCATATTAGTTATTTAGGTGTCAACCCCAAGTCGTATTCAGTTATAATTTTGAATTCCCATCCTCGATTATTAGCATACTCAGTTGCAGCTTTCCACTTAGCTTGGTTTTTCATAAATACTAGAGACTCTGTGATATATCGTTTGGTCTGTTTTCCAGGAAAATCTGGAGGTTGTGTTTGCTTAGAAGGTTTAACTTCTATCAGATATATTTTTGAAATATTATCCCTAGTCTTTACTTGTATTTTGAAGTCTACAAAATAACGATGTAATCTATCGTCTGTGGGGCAACGATATGGAACAATAGTTTCCTCTGAACTCCATTTAATTATACTGGGGTTTTTATCACACCAAGAAGCAAATCTTGTTTCCCAACTAGACCTCATAATGATGTTTGTGGGATCCCCAGTATATTTTTCAGGAAATATTGGGATAAATCTTCTTTTATGGAACATAAATAAGTAATTAGGAATAAATAACCACTTTTATTTAGGTTAAGGGTAAAAATGCCAAGTATAGACAGACAAGCAGGATCTCCAGCAGTTCCTGCGACCAAACCACCTCCTCCAAATCTTTATACTCCAAGAGGAGAAGCATCAGAATTTTCAGCTGACAAGTATTCTATTGGACAGCATACCTATCCAGATGATTTGTATAGTAACAAAGGAGTTTATGGTGGTAATTATGTTGTATTTTATATTAATGTATCAGAAGATTCTAAATTACTCAAAGATAAATCAGTTGAGACTGTAGCAGATTATCCCCCAAGAGATCAAGGTGACGCTGCTGGAAACCCAGTTAATTTAACTGCAGCAAATGCTACAGCTGGTGCTGTAGGTGGTTTAGTTGCGGGTGGATTATTCACAGGTGATATTAAAGGTGCAGCTAAAGCAGGTGCTGCTGGTGCAGTTGGTGGCGCAGTAGTCGGTGCTCTTGTTTCTGGACAAGGTACTCGTGCACAGAAAAGATTAAAAACTGCTATTGCTTTACATATTCCAAATCAACTACAGATTCGTTATGGTATGCAATGGTCAGAGGATGATACTTCGATACTAGCAATGGCTGGTGCAGCTGGTGAAGAAGTTATGAAAGCTGTTAAGAATGGTAATGTTAGTTCAGGTGTTCCCGCAGGAAAAGCGATGTTAGCTAATCTTGCTTTATCTAAAGGACCAAATGCTGGTGCCAACTCAGCTTATAGTGGCATTGCAGCAAATCCAAAGAAAGAACAAGTATTTAAAGGTGTTGATTTTAGAACATTCCAATTTGAGTATCAGTTTTTCCCAAAAGATCAAAAAGAAGCCAGATCAATTAGTAAAATTATAAATGAATTTAAGTACCATATGCATCCAGAGTTCAAAGATGCTGGTAATTTTCTTTACATTTATCCATCTGAATTTGATGTATTTTATTACCAAAAAGGTCACGAGAATATGCATTTACATCGTCATACTTCTTGTGTATTGACTGAGATGAATGTTAACTATACACCTAATGGACAGTTTAATACTTTTAGTGATGGTATGCCAACTCAAATTAACATGACTCTTTCCTTCCGTGAATTGGCTCTATTGACCAAAGATAAAATCAAGGATGGTCTATAATGTACTTTAAAGATTTTCAAAATATTTTTTATGATTATGATATTACACATCAAGTTGGATCTGGTACTCAAGCCAAGGGTATTGCATCTGTCTCTGGTGGTATCGTAACCTCAGTTGCTATTACTGATGGTGGCACTGGATATAGTGATGCATTAATATCATTCACAGCACCACAAATTGAACCTGGAGTTACTGCTACTGCTCGAGCAATTGTTTCTAGTGGTAATATCACTCAGATTGTTATGATAAATGGTGGTGTTGGATATAGTACCGCACCAACAGTAATTATTTCTACTCCATGGAAAACTTTACCAACAACAACAAAATCATTTATTGTTAAAGATATAACTAGAAATATTCGTTTTCGTAGAGACATTTTAGCAAATATTGCAGTATATGATGAGTATGATATTATTGATGGTGAAACTCCAGAAATCGTTGCTGAGAGAATTTATGGTAATCCAGAATATCACTGGATTGTTATGTTAGCTAATGATAGATACGATTATAGAAATGATTGGCCATTAACATACAATAACTTACAACAGTATATAACAGATAAGTATGGATCTGCTGCTAATAATGTACACCATTATGAAAATTCAAATGGGTTGACAGTAGATTCAGATTATCCTAGCGCAGTTCCAATAACTAATGCTAATTATGAGGAACAAGTGAATGAGGCAAAACGAAGAATTAAACTTATTGCACCTTCTCTTATTTCTACTGTATTGAGAAACTTTAAAGATCAAATGTAATGGAAGAATCTAAATCATTAAGATTTGCTGGTGATGTTAATATTAATAAAATCCAGATTATTTCTAGTTCTGGGTTTTTTCAGAATGTCACTGCTCAGGTTATAAACATACAATATTATGAGGATATATTTTCTCCATTCATTAGTGGTAGTTTAATATTAAAAGATTCATTAGATTTACCAAATTTATTTCCATTTGTTGGAGAAGAATATGTTGATTTAGATATTTCTACTCCTGGAATTGATAAAGATAATATTAAAGGTAGATATTATATCTACAAAATGACAGATAGAGAACTTCTTGGTGATAGATCTGCTACCTACCAGTTACATTTTATTTCTGTTGAAGCAATTATAGATTTAAATAAAAAAGTTAGTAAAGCAATTGCTGGTAATGCAGCAGAGGTTGTTAAAAAAATAGTTGCTGATAAAATAGATGGATTACAATCATCTAAAGAATGTTTCGTAGAGCCAACAACTAAAGCAATTAAGTTTATACCTAATTTTTGGTCACCTGTTAAGTGTATTCAGCATATAACAGAACAAGCTGTTAATCAGAATCAATCTCCTAGTTATATATTTTTTGAAAATAGATTTGGCTTTTATTTTCTTTCATTAGAATCTTTATATGACAATAATGTATATCAAGATTTTAAATACGACAAATATACTCGTGATAAAACTGGATCTGGACCAACAAGTGGTGATGCGAAAAATCCTTCTGAGGATTATAAAAGAATAACACAGATCTCTATCCCAAAATCATTTGATTATATGGATAGAATTATGAATGGTACTTTTGCATCAAAGGTGATTTCTTTTGACCTTACCTATAAAAAATATCAGGTAAAGAATTATAATATGTTTGATAAGTTTGAAAAGAAAAAACACTTAAACCCAAATGCAATATCTTCTTCTAAATCTATTTTTAGAAATGCATCAAAGATTGTAAATTATCCTAGAGCCACTGATACTTTTGTTGGCTTTGGTGATACCTCTACATTCAAAACATTTCAAGAAAGATTATCACTGTTTAAACAATTGGAAGCAATGAAATTAGAGATTGAAGTTCCAGGTCGTTGTGATTATACTGTTGGGCAAAAGGTTAATGTAGAATTAACTATGATGGAACCAATAAAGAAAAGTGATAGTGATGCAGACACTGTGGATAAATTATATTCTGGAAACTATCTTATAGCAGCAGTCAATCACTATATTGATAGAGACATGCATACATGTCATATGGAATTAGTTAAAGATAGTTTACAAAAAAATCTTGAGAGTGGAAAATAATGTCTTCATTTTATACTGGTATTGTTGAAAATAGATCTGACCCATTAAGACTTGGTCGTTGCCAAGTCCGTATTGTAGGTTTACATACACACGATAAGAATCAATTACCAACTTCAGATCTACCATGGTCTATGCCAGTACAGCCAATTGGTTCTGCTGCAATGAATGGTATTGGTTTTACTCCTGTTGGTCCAGTTGAAGGAACTACAGTAATTATAATGTTTGCTGATCCAGAACAACAGTATCCAATTATGCTTGGAACTGTTGGTGGCATTTCTACTGCTCCCAAGGCTATTGATGATGACGATTCTAGATCTGAAATAACTTCTCAGAAAACTAAAGATATTTCTGTTAGAACAGTCCCTGGACCAACTACTGGAAAACAATTAACTTTATATGATCCAGAAACTGGATCAACTAGTATAACATCTGACTTAAAAGCCAATATGAGAATTATTGGTCACCAGATGACTGAGGGAGCATATATTGTTTCTGTTGATAGTGGAACACAAATAACTATTAGCCAAGAAGTTGCTGGATATGAAGAAAATATTTTAAAATTTGAAGATCCTCCAACTAATTTAAGCGCAGTAGCAACAAGTAAAGTAGAAAATGTATTAACAGATTCAAATGGTAAACCAGTAGTAGATGGCTCTGGCACTCCTATTAAATCAGGAAATCCTACACCTGATGCTACTACACCAGAAACACCGAAGTCTACTACAACAAATGATGCTATTCCTACAGTTCCACCACCAAAGTCTTCTAGTAATGTTTCAAAGTCTTCAGCAGGTATTAAAGCACTGATTGCTGCTTGTGATAAAGTTGGTTTAACTACTAGAGAACAGAAGTGTGCCTTGCTTGGTATTGCTGGTGGTGAAACTGCATGGCAGTCTATCCAAGAAGCGTATAATTATAGTGATGCCAGATTAAGACAGATTTTTAGAGTAACAGATGAGGAAGCTGCCAAGTGGTCTAATGCACCATCAAAGGGTATAACAAGAGAACAATTTTTCTCTTGGATATATGGACCAACTAAACGAGGTAAAGGTTTCTTTGGACATACCACTGACGCTATGGGTGGTAAGTATTATGGTCGTGGATTTATTCAACTCACTGGTTATTCAAATTACAAACGATACAATGATTTAGCAAATAAACTAGGTTTAGGCATTGACATTGTAAATAACCCAGATTCTCTTGATAATGATATCAATGTTTCTGCTTTAGTTGCTGCTTTATACATTAAAGACAGAACTCCTTCTAATGTTAAGTCAACGGATCATCCTGGATATTTTTATGCTGCAAAGAAAGCTGTTGGTGTTAACTCACCAGACATTGCAGCAAGAAAACTTGCATATTATGAATATTTTTATGGCTCTAAAGCAGCAACCACTCCAGAAAAAGATGCAGCACCACCAGCAGTTGAACCTCCAGCAGATGGAAGTAGTCCAACTCCTGGACCATCAACAGATTCTACCACTAGTGGATCAAACAATACTGGATTTAGAGATCCAAATAATAAGTATCCACTAAAAGATTATTTAAATGAGCCAGACACAAATCGTTTAGCTCGTGGTATCAAAGAAGGTACTGTCATAGAAAAGAAAGATGGTACAAGAGTTACAGGTGTTCCAAAAGCAAATGGTGAAGGTTCGTGGGATCAACCATTGGCTCCATTTGGTGCTCAGTATCCATATAATAAAGTTATGGAAACTGAATCTGGTCATGTACAAGAATGGGATGACACTCCAGGACAAGAAAGAGTTCATACATATCATCGTTCTGGAACATTCACTGAGGTAGATTCTCAGGGAACTCAAGTTAATTTTATTGTTGGCGATAATTTTGTTTTAATGGAACGAAATGGGTGTATCGAAGTTAAGGGTGAGTGTAATATTACAGTTGATGGTAACACTAATATTTACGCTAGGTCAGATGCAAACATTCAAGTAGAAGCCAATGCTAATATTAAAGTTGGAAACAATTTAGATATTGGTGTAGCAAATGATGTTTATATGGCTGCAGGTGGAGATTTCTTAATTAAAGCAGCTGGTAATTTTAATGTACAAGCTGCAAATATTAGTCAGAAAGCTGATGCTGTAAATATTGAATCTTCTGGAGATATGAATATACTTGCTGGTGGAACTCTCCATGCTGATTACTCACAAGGACAATTTGGTAATGGTGCTTCTGGTGCCAGCGATGTTGAACTATCTCCACCTGCTGCTGGATCGCCTGTTAATCCAACTGTACCATTTTTAATTCCACCAGATAGAAAGTTTGAAGAGAAGGCGAATGCAGAAACTCCTCAAGATTTAGATACACCAGAAGGGCGAGCAGCTGCAGCACAATCTGCTAAGAAAGAAGGTACTCCAGATGCAGCAGAACCAAAGGCATCAGAATCTTCACCAACCCCTGCAGGTGGTACTGATACTAAAGTCCCAGTAAGTTGTGAGGTCATTTATCAAACAAAGAACTTCACAAACGATTATAGAATGTCTAAAAACTTTACTCTTGGTATGTTAATTTGTGGTGGAGTTGGTGGTGATCATAAACTTCAAGACCAGATGCTTAGTGATGTTGCTTCTGGAACATCAGCTGGAAATCTTAGACTGTATACTATTCAAGAAATTATTTGTAATTTAGCTACTACTGCTCAAAATTTATTAGAGCCGATAGTTGATATACTTCCAGGTGGTATGGGTGGATATAAGAAACAATGGATGATATCATCTGGATATAGATTAAAGGGTGTTATCCCTCAAGAATCTCCAACATCATCACATTGCAAAGGATTTGCTCTTGATGTTGCATTAATTACTCCAGATCGTTATAACAAAACATATGAACTTGTACAAAAAATTGAAAAACTTATACCATATGATCAGCTTATATTAGAGTATAGACACTCAAACCAATGTTGGATTCATATGGGATATGCAGGCAAAGGTATTAGAAAGCAAGCATTCACAATGGTTAACGATAAAACATATCAGGGTACATATCCAAAAGGTGGATATGTGCTAGTCAACGATATTCCTCCACCTGTTAAGAAATAATAATGGCTTGGACTCCATCAAATACTGCATTGAAGGTTGTGGATCAGTTGCCTGTTTATACTAGCTATTCACAAACCTTTTCTTATGTTGATCCAGACCCATTAACAGATTATGCAGTGACAGGAATAGTTGCAGATAAAACTAATGCTTTGATGGTTGTTGGTACTAATAATATTTCTGGTCAATATGATGCGCAACCCCATGGTGGAAGTAGTATTACATATTTAACTAAAGATGGTACCTATAATACTGTTACTAATTTTAATGATATAACAAACTCATATGAAATATGTTCTTATACAGCACCAACTGTTCAGACTGTGACTTACAGTTATACTGTTACTGCTAAAGATATAAATCTCATTGGTCCAGATGTGCAGCAAACTTATACTGTTGTTTCTACCTTTAATTGGGATATAGGTAAAGATGCGTTATTAAATGCTATTGCGCAAACTAGGATTGGAAGATAATGCCAGCTGTAGCTAGAATGACTGATAAAAGCACTGGACATGGTTGTTTTCCACCAACTGCTATGGTATTAACTCCAGTTTCTAAGACTTTCTTTAATGGTAAATTGGCTGGATCGAAAAGTTCATCGTGTCAGTTTGCCACCCACTCATGTGGTGTAACTGTGCACCCACAATCTACTAGAATACCATCTAGTTCTGCGGGAAAAACATACATTGAAGGTAATTTAGCAGTTCGTATTGGGGATAGTATTGGTGATGGCGATGCAATAGCGCAAGGTTCATCCAACTCTTTTATAGAATAACCTAAATAAGAATATGGCAAGAATAACAAGAATCTTTTCAGATCTAGACCTAAATTTTACTGCTCATCCAGTAACTAAGGATGTATCACGCAAATATGATGAGAACGCAATTAAAACTGCGTTAAGAAATCTTATCTTAACTAGTAACTATGAAAGACCATTTCATAGTGAAATTGGAAGTCCAATTAAGCGTTTACTATTTGAACCAGCTGGACCAATGTTAGCGATGACTTTAAAAAGAGCCATAGTTGATCTAGTTAATAATTTTGAACCAAGGGTAGAACTTATTGATGTATCTGTCTCCTTTTCTGGAGACAATAATGCAGTTTATGTAACAGTAGAATTTAAAGTTGTCAATACCGAGAGACCATTAGCTCTCGAACTAGTATTAGAGAGAACACGATAAATGGCAAATAATAGAAAAATAACTGTAGCCGAATTAGATTTCGATGCTATTAAAAACAATTTAAAAGAATTCTTAAAGGGGCAAACAGAATTTCAAGATTACGATTTTGAAGGTTCTGCGATGTCAGTACTATTAGATGTTCTTGCATATAATACACATTATAATGCTTTATACAATAACATGTCAATTAATGAGATGTTTTTAGATTCAGCAAGAAAAAGAAATAGCGTAGTATCATTATCTAAAATGCTTGGATATACTCCAAGATCTTCTACCTGTGCAACTGCCACTGTAAATGTTGTTGTTTCTGGTGGAACAAGTACTCCATCTAATTTAACTATCCCAGCATATAGTCAATTTGTTACTACTATTGATGGACAGGGACTAACATTTTATAACACAGGTTCTATAACTACAGTAAGAGTTGGTAATACATATACCTTTAGTGGTGTTACTCTAACAGAAGGAACACCAATCACGAACAGATTTACAGTTTCTTCTAGTTCTAGATACATTATACCAAATTCTGATGTTGATTTAAATACTTTGATGGTTAGAGTACAAGAGAGCGCACAGTCATCAGTTTATGAAGCATTTTCAAAATCAGAAACTATTGTTAATGCCAGTTCTGAATCAAAAGTTTATTGGACTAAAGAAATTGATGATGGGTTATATGAAGTAACCTTTGGTGATAATAATATTGGTAGAGCATTGGATGTTGGTAATGTAGTTCATTTAGATTATTTTGTTTCTTCCAAAGAAACAGCTAATGGTGCTAGGGTATTTACATATAATGGTTCTACTCTTCTTTCTGGTGCTATAGTTAGCATCACTACAACTTCTCCTGCTGCCAATGGCGCAGATAAAGAATCTTTAGATAGTATTAGATTTAATGCACCAAAATTTTATTCTGCTCAAAATAGAGCAGTAACACCAGATGACTATAAAACATTAATATATGCTAATGTTCCAGAAGCAAAATCTGTAGCTGTATGGGGCGGTGAAGATAATAATCCTCCTGTATATGGCAAAACATATATTTGTATTAGACCAAAAGATGCAACTAAATTAACAACAGTTCAAAAAGCTGCAATTATTTCTAGTGTTCTACAATCAAGAAATGTAGTTTCAGTTATTCCTGAGATTGTTGATCCAGAATACTTGAATATTGCTTTAAATGTTACTGTATACTACAATCCTCAAGATACTATTAGATCTGCTTCAGAAATAGCTAGTATTGTACAATCTGCTATCATGGCATATGATGCAGAAGATCTTCAAGTATTTGATGGTGTTTTTAGATTCTCTAAACTATCAAGAATTATTGATGCATCAGAACCTTCCATTGTTAATAACATATCTACTGTATTAATTAGAAGACAACTAACTCCAAGATATAATACTAGCGCACAGTATATCCTTAATATTATTAATCCAATTTATGCTGGAGATGGTGGTGGTGGATTTATTTCAACTGGATTCTTTATTGCGGGATCAGATGAAATTCACTTTTTAGATGATGATGGTCTTGGTTATGTGAGAATGTTTAGATATGGATCGAATGGTATTAAAATATATGTAGATCCACAAATTGGAATTATTGATTATGCTAATGGCACTGTTGATATAAGAAATTTACATATAACTGCTTTGGCAGATGTAGATTTAGAAATTTCTATTAAGCCACAATCAAACGATGTGGTATCTGCATTAACTCAAATTGCACAAATTGCTGAAGACCATTTATATGTAACAGCAATTGCAGATCCAACAATAACTGGTGACCTTCGTGGTGGTTACAATTATACATTCGCAACAAGTAGATCATAATGACAACCTTGCTCGCTAAACCAAAGATATCTTCTTTAGTAAAATCTCAGTTACCTGAGTTTATTAGAGAAGACTATCAGACATTTGTTGCCTTTTTAGAGGCATACTATCAATATGTTGAAGAAAACGAAGTAGATTTAAAAACTTTAAGAGATTTAGATAATACTCTAGAAGAATACATTCGTTATTTTAAATCTGAGTTAGCCAGCAATTTACCTTATACTACAGTAGATACTAGATTTTTACTTCAACATATAAAAGAACAATATAATGCAAAGGGGTCAGAAGCCTCTTTTAAATTATTGTTTAGAATTTTATTTAATAAAGAAGTAACAGTTGATTATCCATCTAAGCAAATTTTAAGAGCGTCTGATGGTAGATACAATCAAGATAACTCTGTATTTGCTCGTATTTTAACAGGTAATCCACAAGACCCTGTTGGAAAATTAGTTGATGTTATAACTCCATCCAAAACTATTCGTGTTCTTGTAGATAGAAGACAAGATGTAGAAATTGAAGTTGATAGAGCGATTCAAGTTTCAGAAGATGTATATGAGTATTTAATTGATAGAAGATTCTTTGGTAATATTTCAGTTGGCGATAGACTTCGTTATCGTGATGATGAAAATGGAATATATTTTACTGCAGAGATACTATCAACTACAACAGGTCTTCAAGTACTAACTGCAGGAACTGGATTTAGAGTTGGAGATATTTACAATATTAAAAACTTTGATGGTACTGGTTCTATTTTAAAAGTTTCTACTGTTGATGAGAATGGTGGTATTGCCAAAGCGCAATTTATTAAATTTGGAACTGGATACTCTACTGATTTTACCACTACTATTTCTGCAACTTCAGGACAAGATATAGCAGGAACTGCTGGCACAGTTATTCAAAGACTTGATACTGCTATAACAAGAGTTACTTTAACTGGAACTCTTGCAGTAACAAACAATAGTTTAACTGTTACGGGAACTGGAACATCATTTACTGCAGAAGTTGTTACTGGTGATTTAATATTTTTACCAAATGGAGTTTATACAGTAAATACTGTAGCTAGCACAACTTCATTAACTTTAACCTCTGTTTATCTTGGAACTACTGCTTCTGGTATATCAACATATAGAGCAAGAGCATCTGGCGGTGGCACAGATAAACATACTACTATAAGCATTAGCGAAAAATTAGATGGTTTTGCCGAACTAGGAACATTTAGTAGTGCTGATTATTCTCTTGGTTCTACTGCTGCTACTCTAACTGGCACTCTTGCAGTAACTAATGGCAGTTCAACAGTAACAGGAACGAGTACTACATTTTTAACTTCTCTTGTTTATGGTGATGTTATAACTCTACCGAATGGAACTTATACATTTGGCAGAGCAGCAAGTAATACAAGTCTAACATTGGTTGAAACACCAAGTATAGTTTCTCAATTAGTCAATTTAGATAATGGTTCTACTACTGTAACAAGAGTTACCACTGCACTATGGGGCACTTCATGGGTTGCCAATACTGCAGTAACACAAAACCAAAAACTATATTATGGTAATAATCTTTATGTAGTAGTAACAGCAGGTACAACCTCTACTTCTGCTCCATATGATACTGGAGTAATTACTAATGGATCTGCAGTATTAAGATGGGTTTCCTCTGCTGATATTCCTTGGAATACTGGAGAAATTGTAGCTAGTGATGTTATTCGTATGCCAGATGGTAATACTTATACAGTATCATCAACAAGTTCAACTACTTTAACATTAAATACTCCATATACAGGAACTACTGCTACAAATCAGATAATATCTGTTGCATCGCCTACTAATTACACAGGAACTACTGCTTCTGGTTTAGCGTCAGTGGTATATACAAGACCAGGTGTTATAGATGGAACATATACTGGTTTAGTTCTTCGTGAATTTGGTATTAGTTCTGCCGATGCAACTATAACTGATACTGATCCAGCAATTATTAAAGTAACTCTTGGTGCGCTGGCAAAATATCCAGGATACTATGTTACGAATGATAGTTTCTTAAATGATGCTATTTACATCCAAGACAGTCGTTATTATCAAGCATACTCTTATGTTATTAAGATTGATGAAGCATTAGATACATATAAAACTGCTGTAAAGAATTTAATTCACCCAGCAGGCATGGCACTATTTGGTGAATATGATATTCGTAATGAATTCGATATTAGTGAAACATTAGAATCTTTAGTTAAAATTCTTGCTGTCACTAATTTAGATTCAGTTACTATGACTGAAGTGGGGCTTGCACTAGATTCTACTAGAATCAATCCTAGTTTAACTGCATTATCTGGAACCTTAACAGCTGGTTCTACTGCAGGTATGCTAAAAACAATTGAAGATACCACTCTCAATTTTAATGGATTCGCCGACACTGGTGGGCAATCAGTTGTTATGGTTGAACTTGGAAATGCTTTAGATTTAACTAGAGATAATCCAGATTTTGATGTAGTAAAACCAATTAATGATACTAGTTTAAGAAATCTTTTAAATGATGGAGTTACAGTTGATACATTCTATGTAACAATGACAGATGGTGGAGACAACCAAACATCTGCAAGAACTAATCCTGCGCTAGTTGCAAACACTGGAACTCTATTAAGTGGATCCGATGCAGGATTTATGAAGTCGTTGAATTATAACCATCTTATTAATGATGGTGTTACAGCTGATACTGAATCAGTTATGATGCTAGATGGTGGAGATGATCAAACATCTGCAAGAACTAATCCAGCTTTAGTTGCGCCTAGTGGAACATTATTGAGCGCATCCGATGCAGGATTTATGAAAGCGCTGAATACTACTACATTCACTTTTGCTGGTGCATTAGATGATAATACTGTAACTATGGCAGATGGTGGAGACAACCAAACATCTACTAGAACTAATCCAGTATTTATTGCAGCTTCTGGAACTTTACTGGCTAGTTCAGACTCAGGGGTTTATAAAGTATTAGATTCTGCGTCTCAGGTTCGTTATCTAAATGATGGAGTTACTACAGATTCTGATACTCAGTCTCTATCTGATACTGATGCTGCTAACGCAACTGACCTAAATAGAACAAGACCCGCATTTGCCGTAACATTTAGAACATGGGACTCTACTAATGGAAGTTTAACCCATGTCTTAAACGACGGAGTTACTCTGGATAATGATACAACAACAATTTTAAGCAATGGTGGCTTTTTAGACTTAAATCCATATGCAGAAGCAGGATGGTTTTTAAATGATGGTGGTTTATATGTCGGAAACCAGATAGATTTCACAGGCTAAATAATTAGCAATTAATAAAGGAGATTTTATGAACTCAAACGAAACACTCGAAAATATTTTTAAAGTTACAGGACAAGTCAACATTAAGGTGTATGATGCGCAGGGTAATCTTAAAGATGAACGAAATACACATAATCTAGTTGTGTCTGCTGGTAAAATTTATATTGCTGGTCGTATGCAAGGAACTTCTATTCCAACTCTTATGGGTTGGATGGCTATTGGAACTTCTACAGCAACTCCAATAGTTAGTCAGACACAGTTGACTACTGAAGCTGGTCGTGTTGCATTGGCATCATTTACTAATAGCGGAACATCTGCAGTAACTGCTACTGCTACTTTCCCAGCTGGTACAGGTACTGGTGCTATTACTGAAGCAGCAATTTTAAATGCGGTATCAGCAGGTACTATGCTTTGTCGTACTACTTTCCCAGTTGTAAACAAAGCAGCTGGTGATTCTATTGCTATTACTTGGATTATTACAGTAAGTTAATTTTAGGGTTATAAATGCCATCTTCATCTCTATTGAAGTCTGCATTACACAACTCAGTTGCTGAGGGGTTGTATAATGAAATTCAGACTCGTACCGCACGATATTATTACTTTCTAGGTAAGACAGTATCGTGGACTACTGAAACTAGTCCACCATATCCTACTGATAGTTTTGCTTATGAGTTAGATACTCGTAATGAAATTATTACTATGAAAGAAATTAAATCTACAGATGTGGCATTCGTTGTACCTAGAGTAGACTGGACTGCTAATACAGTTTATGATATGTTCGATGATAGGTATAGTGATGAGGTGCAAGGTATTAATTTAGTTACAGGTGGATTTGGGTATTCTGATCCACCAACAATAACTATTACTGGTGGAGGAGGAACTGGCGCAGCTGCTTCTCCTGTATTATCAGAAGGTGTTGTTATAGGAATAACTTTATCATCAAAGGGTTCTGGATATACTTCTGCACCAACAGTTGTTATTACTGGTGGCGGTGGTGAAGGTGCTACTGCAACTGCTGTTATTAAAAGAGGTTTTTATGGTGCTGCTACAGTAGAAGATTCATATTCTTATGCACTGACTGATGAGTATAATGTTTACAAATGTCTTGATAATAACAACAATGCTCTATCAACATCTAAACCAATTGGTACTGTTGTAGAACCTGTTATTATGCCAGACGGATATATGTGGAAGTATTTGTATAGTATTCCAATCGCTCTTCGTAATAAGTTTTTAACTGATGCTTATATGCCAGTTGTTAACTCTCTTCGTGGACAGTTTTATTCTGGTGGAGAGATCTTGAATGTAGTTATTGAATCTGGTGGACAAAACTATACATATGCAACAATAACAGTATCTGGTGATGGATACAGAGAATCTGATCCACTACTACTAAAGAGTATAACATTAAATTCAGGTGGCTCTGCATATACTTCTGGAGCCACAGTTAATATTGATCCACCATTTAGTGGAGCAAATACATGGGCTGCAAGTAATGGAATTTTACTTGGCCAAAAAATTGAATATAATAACAATCTTTATGAATGCACTAAATCTGGTACACTAGCAGCACCTGCACCATCACATAGATCTGGGCAAGTTGCTAATGGAACTGCGACTTTACTATATGTTGGTACTCGTGCAACAGGCACTCCAGTTGTATCTGGTGGTGTTATTACAAGCATTGCATTAAATGGTAGTGTTTACGAGATAAATATGAGTAATGGAGGATCTGGATATACTTCTGCTCCAACTGTTACTGTTAGCGGAGGGGGTGGTTCTGGATTTGTTGGTGCTGCGACTATGCGTGGAACGAGTGTAGCTAAAGTTACAGTATCTGATGCGGGTTCTGCATACACATCTGTACCAACAGTATCTTTTGGAACTTTATGGACTTCTAGCGCAACATACACAGTTAATCAACAAGTATACTATGGCACTCTTCTTTATACAGTGACGACTGCAGGAACTTCTGGTACACTTGCCCCAACACATTCTAGTGGTGCAGTTATGGCTACTGATGGGACTGCTATATTAACATATGCAGGACTTGCAGCAACAGGAACAGTAGGATTAAAATACGGTGCTGGCTATTCATCATTACCCAGTTTATCAATTTCTCCAGTTTCTGGCGGATCTGGTTCGTCAGGTTATTTTGTTGGTGTTAAATCAGAAGCAAAATTATTACCTATTATAGATTCTGGTCAAATTGTTGGTGTACAGATTGATGATGGTGGTGTTGGATATACCTATGCTAACCTAACAGTTACTGGAGATGGTAATAATGGTGGTACTACTCCAAACACTGCTCTGTTAACTGCAGATCTATCTCCAGGTGATGTTGATACTCTACAAGCAAATACTGAATTACTGACTCCAGATGGTCGTATTATGGCTTATCCAGTTATTTCTGGTGGTTATGGATATGGAACTGCTCCAACAGTAACTATTGATGGTGATGGTACGGGTGCTGCAGCAACTGCAACAGTTAATAATGGAGCAGTAACTAAATTAACAGTCACTGGATATGGATTAGATTATCGTTGGGCGGATGTTACAATAACTGGTACTGGTAAAGGTGCTACTGCTAGAGCAGTCCGTGCTCCTTATGGTGGACATGGTAAAGATCCAATTAATGGTATGTTTGCTAGAACTCTAATGTTCTATACTAATATATCTAAAGATGCAAACCAAGGGTTTACTGTAAATAACGACTTCCGTCAAATTGGAATTATTAAAAACCCTCGTCAGTTTGGTGAGTATGGTAACTTAAAAAGTTCATTAGCGTCAGCCTGTTATGTATTAACTGGTACTGTAAATACTAATCAGTTTTTACCAGACATGACAATATATTTGGGTTCTTTAACAGGTAGACAGTTTAGAATTGTTTCAGTTACTAGTACTGGTATGTTGGTGCAGTCTTTACAGAATGCAGTGCCTACTATTGGAGCAACATTTTTAAACGCATCTTCAAATACTTTTGGTGTTGCTGGAGTTACTGAACCAACAGCAGATAAATATTCTGGAGATTTATTGTTTATCGATAATAAACAAGCCTTTACTCCTACCGTGGACCAAACAGTTACTATTAGAACAGTTATTAGATTCTAATAAATAAGTAAATAACAAAGAGAAGAGCACAATGATCGATTTTAATACCGAACCGTATAACGATGACTATGATGAAGAAAAGAATTTTCATAGAATTCTGTTTCGTCCGAGTTTTGCTGTTCAGGCTAGAGAGTTAACACAACTCCAAACTATTCTTCAGAAACAAATTTCTAGACATGGCGATGCTATTTTTAAACAGGGCGCAATGGTTATCCCTGGACAGGCATCAGTTGAAACTATTACACAGTTGAGTAAAGGTGCAGACTATGTTAAATTAACTGCAACATATAATGGTGTTGCAGTTGAAACTTTTATTGATCTTATTGAGGGTCAAACTGTTGAAGGTTTATCCAGTGGTGTTAAAGCGCAGATTATTAAGGTACAGAACGCAGAATCTTCAGACCCAACAACCATTTATGTTCGTTATTTAAATTCTGGTTCAAACAATACTACAAAAACATTTTCAAATTCAGAAGTACTAAGAACACTTTCTGGAACATATTCTGTTCAAACAGCAACGACTGGTGCTGTTGGAAAGGGTTCAACTGCAACAGTTGAAAAGGGTGTATATTATGTTAATGAGCATTTTGTGCTCGTTGAAAAACAAACTATTGTTCTCGACAAATATAGTAATGTTCCAAGCTATAGAGTAGGTTTACTTGTTGACGAAACTGTTGTAACACCAGAAGAAGACGAATCATTACTAGATAATGCTCAAAACAGTTATAATTTTGCAGCACCTGGAGCGCATCGTTTTTATATTAATCTAGTTTTAACTAAAAAAACTATTACAGATACTGCTGATCAAGACTTTGTTGAGTTGATTAGAGTTACTGATGGTGCAATTAAAACTATTGTAGATGATACAGAATATTCTTTACTTGCTAAAGAACTAGCTGATCGTACTTATGATGAGTCTGGTCACTATACTGTTCGTGCATTTGAAATAGATGTTCGTGAACATAGAAATAATAATCGTGGACAGTGGGTAACTGGCACTGCATATTTAATTGGTGATGTTGTTACCAATGCAGGGAATACATATTTTGCTAAAAATTCTGCTACTTCAGTAAATACTGCTCCTGTGCACACTAGTGGTACTGCTAGTGATGGCTCTAGTGGTGTTACATGGGAATGGACTGATAATCCACAATATAATCGTGGTATCTACACACCAGCTAATGGAGGAGACGAGACTCAACTTGCTATTGGTCTTGAAGCGGGTAAAGCATATGTTCGTGGGTATGAGATTGAAAAAGATTCAACTACATATGTAGGAGTTCCAAAAGCCAGAACATTTGCAAATGCTGTTAATGCGATCGTTCCTGCACCAATTGGAAATTATGTCTTAGTAACTAATGTTAATAATGCTCCACCAATTGATACTCTAGATGTAGTGACATTATACAATCGCCCAACAGGTTCTAGTTTTAGAGGTGCGATTCCAACTAGCGCAGTTATTGTTGGTTATGCTCGTGCTCGTTATATGGAATGGCATGATATTCTACCATTTGGATATAGTTCAAAATACAAATTAGGGTTGTTTGATGTGCAACTTAATCCAGGATATGATTTTGCCAGAGATGTTAAATCGTTTTATTATAATATTTCTAGTGATCCTAATTTAAGTTTTTCTGCTGATGTTGATCCTCAAGATATTACTATAAATCAATTGATTGGTTCTGTTACTGCTGCAGGAACTACTGTTACTGGAAATGGAACATCATTCCAATCAGATCTAAGAGCAGGAGATTATATTTCTGTTGGTGGTGCTTTATATCGTGTTAATTCTATCGCATCACAATCATCACTAACATTAGATTCATCACTAACTGCTACCAACTCTGCATTTATTTTAGTTAAATCTAAATTATATGAAACTCAATATTCTTCTTTAGTATTCCCATTACCATATAGAGCAGTTCGTTCTATTCGTAATGTTGGTGGTAATAATGATACTACTTTTTATGTCTACCAAAAATCTACAGTAACAGCTACAGGTACATCTGCAGTTATTTCAACTAGTGGAACATTCGCATCAGCATTAGAAACAGATAATTATATCTGTATAGACAATGATGCTACTTCAGGTGGAACTATATTTACACCTGTTAGTATTGTAGTAAATGGCTCTACTGCTACTATTACAGTTCCAGCGGGACAGTCTGGTAGATCTATAACTGTTATTGCAGCAGTTATTAGAAATGGTGGTGGATACGAAAAACCTAAAATCTTAACTACTGTTACTGGTGCTCTTTCAACTAATACATTTACAACAGCAGAAACTGCTCAAGCTGCTGCTATTGTATTAGAACACGCAGACTTACATAGAATCATTAGTATTAAGATGGCTCCTACAATAGCGTTTGGTTCCACTCCTAGTAATGGTAATTATACTCAAGACATATCAGAAAGATATGAGATTGACAATGGACAAAGATCTACACATTACGATCTCGCTCGTTTGATATTAAAACCATCTTATAGTCCACCAACTAATCCAATTAGAGTTGAATATGAATACTTCGATCATCAGACTGGTGATTATATTGATGTAAATTCATACTCTAATATTGATTACAAATCTATCAATCCAACTCTAAGAGATTCTATTGATTTTAGACCAAAGGTTGCTAATAAATCAGTTACTACTGGATGGCAGTACGGAAAAAGAACTTTCTCTGGAACTGGCTCATCTCTTTCTGCATGTCCAAAAAGAGGTGAAGATCTAGAAGTAGATTTTAGTTATTATCTTGCTAGACAAGATAAAATTGCTATCGATCCTAGTGGTAAATTTTTCACAGTAACAGGTGTTCCTTCTATTACTCCTGGAGTACCAGAAAATCCATCTGTTGGAATGACATTATATAATATTGGTCTTGGTGCATATACATTTAATACTTCAGACACTGAGGTAGTTGTTAATAAAGTTGAAAATAAACGATATACTATGCGTGACATAGGAAAACTTGAAAAACGAATTGACAACCTAGAGTATTATACATCCCTTTCTTTATTAGAACAAGAAACACAATCTTTAAAAATTACAGATTCTTATGGTATGGATCGTTTAAAGAATGGATTTATTGTTGATAACTTTACTGGAAACGGTATTGGTGATAATTCTTCTGCAGATTATTTTTGTTCTATAGACATGGCGAATAAACAACTTCGTCCATTCTATACTATGAATAATATTAATCTATTAGAGAAAAATTCTACTGATAACGCAAGAACTTCTTCACAATATAAATTGTGGGGTGATATAGCTACACTTCCATTAGATGCAACTACACCACATGTTGCTTTAATTAAACAAGAATACGCTTCTCGTTTAGAAAATGTTAATCCATTTGCTATTTTTACTTTCTTAGGCGATGTTAAACTTAATCCACCATCTGATGAGTGGTTTGAAACAGAAAGAATGCCTGATATTGTACAACAAGTTGAAGGTAATTATAATTTAATTAAAACATTGACTGAGAAGGCTGGTGTTTTAGGAACTGTCTGGGAAGCATGGCAGAATGAGTGGACAGGTAAACCATATGATACTAGAACTACAGTTAGAACAGTATTTACTGGTGCAGATGTTGGTAACATTTCAAATACATTTGAATTAACTGCTACATCTATTCCTCAAGTTAGAACAGGTTTAAATACATCTTTAGCTCTTAAAACTGATTATCAAGAAGTAGCAGATAGAACTGTTTCTACTACTGTTATTCCTTATATTCGTTCTAGAAATGTTTTAGTTCAGTCTAAAGCATTAAAGCCTGATACTAAATTTTATGCTTATTTTGATGATATTGATATATCATCTTATATTACACCAGCTACTAAAATTGTTTATACATTAACTTCTGGAACATTTGACGATAGTAAAAATGTTGGTGGCGTTGCCAGTGAGACTAAACGAAGAATCAATGGTGATTCTCAGATATGTTTGAATAGAGGTGATGTAATTAGTAATTCAGGAAATACTGCTTCTGCAGTAGTTGTTGGAAATTATATAAATGCATCTGGTGCCAAAGTATTAGAAGTATTAAATGTTATTGGAACCTTTGCTAATGGGCAAACATTCACTGGAAATCCTAGTGGTGCTCAGGGTCAAATTACATCTATAGCTACCCCAACTACTTTAGTGACAGATAATAATGGTGGATTAAACTTCTTGTTTAATATACCTAATACGAATGCAGTTAGATTCCGTACTGGAGCCAAAGAATTAAAACTTATTGATGCTGCTACTTCTACTGGACAATGGACATCTCGTGGACGAGCAATGTATCGTGCTCAAGGTATTCTAGAAACTAAACAGAAAACTATTAATGCAGTTCGTAATGCTGAATTAGTGCAAACAGTTATTGGTCCAAATGATGACCCTGCTGCAAGACAAACTATTGTACAGTATACTGATAGATTAATTGCTAGACAGTGGTATGACCCTCTGGCTCAATCGTTCTTAGTTGAACAAAAAGGTGGAGCATTTATAACTAAAGTTGATATTTATTTTGCATCTAAAGATTCTTCTATTCCTGTTTCTCTTGACATTAGAGATATGGTAAATGGAACTCCAGGACAAAATGTATTACCATTTAGTAAAGTTACACTAACACCTGATAAAGTTAATCTTTCTGGTAATACTGTTACTATAGATGGTACTTTATATCCAACTTTTGATACAGCTACGACATTCACATTCCCTTCTCCAGTATATGTTCAAGAAGGGCAAGAGTACTGTTTTGTATTAGTATCAGATTCTAATAATTATAAAGTTTGGACATCATATGTAGGCGATACTATTCCAGATTCTACTAGAACTATCTCCGAGCAACCATATGCTGGTGTGATGTTTAAATCGCAAAATGCTTCTACATGGACACCAGAACAAAATCAAGATATTAAATTTACTATCTGGCGTGCAAAATTCGACACCAGTAAAGTGTCTAGTTTAGATTTTGTTAATGATGTTATCCCTTATTACAATTTAGAAAAAGATCCAATTCAAACTATCTCTGGAACTAATACTGTTCGTGTGTGGCATTATGACCATGGTATG